CATAGCATAGAAACAGCCCCCCGGTACAGGCAGATTGATTTCGTCTGCTTCATTCCGTGGGGAGTACCCTACAGGTAGAATTTTTCAAAAAAAATTTTTGTTGTAAAAAAATACAAAATTATTTGTAAAGTGAGGAATTTATGTTTAATTTTGTGTATTATCATTTTAGGATGGTAATCAAAGGCTTATAATTGTGGTAGATTATAAACTATCTGAATACTGGTGTTATGGAGGGTTGACCTTCATAGCATTGGTGTTTGGGTTTAATTTTTAAAAAATTAGCATTATGAAAATGACGAACGATAGATTTATGGATGAGATCCAGGTATTTACATTGAGGAGTTTTGACTTTGAGTCGGTTATGTTGGAGGGTATGCGAGTTGGGGAAGAATTGAGTTGGAGTATAGAGAATTATGGTTGGGATGTGAGGTTTAGTATAAGTGCACCGAGGATAGGGGAGAATGAGGTATTGAACAAGGATAATGTGAGGAAGAAGCATTTGATGATAAGTCAGTGTGATGTTATATTGTTTAAGACTGTTGAGGCGATGGAGTATTATATGTCGGAGGGTGTTTGTTACTGGAAGAAGAGTGAGGTAAATTAACGTATGGCTTGGGTGTATCGAGAGATGTATCCGGCCATTTTTTTTTATAAATTTTAAAAACTAAGAAGATGAAAAAACAAGAGAATGACCTAATGATAGGTTCGGTAAAATTGGTAAATGGAGGAATGAAGGGGTTGTCGATGAAGTATTTGGAGACATCGGTAAGGAATGGTATGACCTTTTTGGATGAGGTAACGCGTCAGAAGAAGGTTCCAATACATGGGGAGCTGATGAATTTGTTTGAGAATTTGGGAAGTTATTTATTGGATATTTGTGGTTATACAACGAATGAGTTGGAGCGCAGAATATTGCTGCAGAATTTGGAGATAACGGGAGTTGATGCAGGTACGGACCGCTTTATCATTAAGGGAAAGTTGAAGATATTGAATGGAGGAAAGGTTATATCGTTGGTAACGCCATTGATCAAAGAAGCGGATGAATTTGACGGATTTGATTCTGTTATGGAATTAGTAACAGAGATTTATTCTGAAACGAAGTCTTATATTGGAGGGAAGATGATGAGTAATGAGCAGTTGGTAATGACGTTCTACAAGGACAAGGAAGGCTTTAACGAGAAGGAGTTTGCTAAGTTGCCGGAGGAGGAAAGAAAGCGAATAGCGTTGGAGGTAATGGACGAGTTGGGTTGTATAGTGATTGATGATAAGGAAGTTCAGGAAGTGATTGATTCATCACCAGGTTTGCCAGAGGGAAATGCTTCTGTTGTAGAAAGTATAGCGGAGGCGGTAGTAGAAGAAAGTGCTACTGAAATGAATTTTGAGTTTAATGAAGAGGAGGAAGGATAATGCCTATACAAAATTTTGTTTATAGAACCGAAGAAACGCATCAGTACTTTGACCAAATTGGGTTGGAGTATATGAGTGTAAGTAAATTTTTAGAGATGCTGTGTCCGAAGTTTGACACGGAGATGATGGCTGCTGCAAGTGCAAAAAAGAGAGGAGTAACAAAAGAAGTTATACTGCAGGAGTGGAGAGCAAAAGCGAAGACGGCTCAGGACCATGGTAATCGTATTCACAATGCATTGGAAAAGTATTTATTGACAACACAAATAGACGAAGCGAATAAAGATTTGGTAGATATTATCAAGACCATTTGCTCAAGTTATTCGGGCTACTATCGTGTGATGCCAGAGGAAATGTTGTATGATGTAGAACATCGTATTGCAGGAACTTCGGATTTGGTATTAATGGTTACTAATAGTGCCAAAGGGAAGTTTGACATTGAAGATTTTAAAACGAATGTTTCGAAAGGAATACAGTTTTATGATCAGTATGGAAAATCGATGTTACATCCATTAGAACATTTCGAAAATTGCAACTACAATAAGTATGCAATGCAGTTGAGTATTTATGCGTACATGGTTGAGAAATTAACTGGAAAGAAATTAAGAAAGATGAACATTCTTTTTATACCACCAGATAATTTGTTATCTTGGCGTAGAATTCCGGTGCCTTATATGAAGAAAGAGGTGGAAGCAGCATTATCATTTTACAAAAATGCGATTGCAGAACACTTGGATAAAAAAGTAAAGATGCCGAAATTGGAGCCAACTACTCCACAGCAAGAAGTTATTGATTCTCAATCAGTTATGCCTAATTTTGACTTATAATGGAATTACTGTTTAACATTGATAAAAAAGGGAGTGTCGTATTAGTAAACGAAGCAATGGATTTATGTCCAGAGCTTCGTTTTTTAGACGATGCCGAAAGGCTATACATTGTATTGGTGTATGATTATTATTCAATGTATCGTCAATTTACGGAGAGCGACCGTATCAACAAAGCGCTTAATCACATACGCACTGTATTATTGATGGAGATAAACAATATTTCTCCAAAGATGGAAATGGCTATTGAGGCTTACAAGTCGCTGCAGTTCGATCCTAAGCGCGAATTAGTTAATGTTTACAAAGTTAAGATACAGCAGTTGTCGGCCGATTTAGAAAAAGCATTGGCACCATCTGTTATTAAAAACATTCTTGATTCTCAAAAAACATTAAAGCAAGCAACAGAAGATTTAGTTCAAGAAATAGAAATGGGTTTAGAGGCCAAAGCCAATTTAAAGGGTGGAGGTAATTTGTCATTACTTGAAAAGTTGAAACTAAATAAAGAGTTGTATTTGCAAGTAATCAAAAAGAAATAAACTATGTTTAGTATAGGTCGTCCTATTGTAAAGTCAAGACAATTTTGTCCTAATCCTGTTGCGAAATACGGAATACCTGCTTATGCAGATAGTATTGTAAATCCAAAGGTTATAGGTACAAATGCTTGGCAACAATGGTGGGAAGAACAGTTGTACTATTGTATTAATGGCTATGATGCTGGTGGCTTATGGTTGCCAGGACGTTATTACTACTACCTTAATTTTTTTAATACAAGCTCTATTGTTGGTTTCGGTGCAGAAAATCCTGATTATATGGATTTTCAGTATGAGTATTTTATGCTTGTAGAAGAAGCGAAGCGAACAGGAAAAAATATTGTTGTTCCGAAAGGGCGAAGAAAAGGTTTGTCGGTAATGACTACATGTATTATTGACCATGGCTTTAGGTTGTTACTAACATACAAAGCAGGTATTGCTGCAGGTATTAAAGATTATTCCGATGACTTTATTGATAAGTGGAAATTCAATAATATGCATGTGGCGCCTGAATTAAGGACACGTTTATTGAGTAAAAATTACGATGATATTATTGCGGGTTGGGATGAGAAGAATGAATTAACTGGAGAGTGGGAGCAAAAGGGTACAATGAATATGATTTATTCTCGTACGATGCATAATGATCCACAGGTATTCAAGGGTAAGTTCTTGAATGATGTTATCTTTGAGGAGTCTGGGGAGTTTGATAATTTGCTAGAAACATACCGAGCAACAAAGGCTTGTGTTATGTGGGGAGACAATCAAGAAGGTACAATGTACATTTATGGTACTGGTGGTAATATCAAAACCGGTTCAAAAGGTTTTGAACAGATTTGGCACCATCCAGATGACTATAATTGTTTAAAATATTATGTAAGTGGAAGTAAGTTTTATCCACCATACATAGCAGGTTCAAAGAATAAGCAAGGAGAAATTATTGAAGATATTCCTAATTTATTACAGTACGAGCCATATCAACGTATTGGTATGGAAGATGAAGTACGTGCAAATGAAGTTATCAAGGCAAAGAAAGCAGCTTTATTAAAGGCTGGCAACTTAAAAGATTATTGGGAATATTGTAAAGATTATCCTGGTGATATCAAAGAAGTATTCCGCGTTGCTGCGTCAAACTATTTCCCGCAAGAGCAATTAAATAATCAAGCATATAAGATTGAGTCGGAGGAGTTACATTACATTCCTTATCGCATGGAATGGAAAAAAAATGAAAAAGGAGAAATCCTTGTTCCTCACCAAGTGAGTGTAATCCCTTTGATGCAGGATGAGCCACAAGATGAAGCTATTTTCATTTTAAACAATGGGCATCCTCAAGGAAGAATAAGAAATCTGTATGTTGGTGGACTGGATAGTTATGACCAAGACAAATCAGATACATCAAGTTCATTGGGTGCAATGGTAGTGTTGTCGGGAGAAACCGATTTAAAAGGTGTTCCGAATAATACTCCTGTTTGTATTATCAGTACACGTCCAAAAAGAAAAGAAAAGTTCTATGAGATGTGTGCTATGGTATCAGTGTATTACAATCTAATTGATAATACATTGGTCGATGTTGCAAAGCCTGCTGTTATTCAATGGTACAAAGACCATGGCTTATCAAGATATTTGGCTAAGCGTCCAGCTAAGTTCGAAAGTGAAAATTCAGAGCAAACGCACGAATATGGAGTTTCAATCAATACCTACTCTAAACCTAAAATGGTTGGTTTATTACAAACCTATTATCTGGATTATGGACATACAATTTGGTTCAGAGTAATGATTGACGAAGCATTGAGATATGATGAGTTGTCTAAGGAATCAGATAATGATACAGTAGATGCATTGGGTATTGCATTGATGCAACGTATAAGCATTGGTTCTAATAACTATTTTGATGAAGCACAATTGGATAAAGCAAATCCATTTGCTTACCCAGAGTATTCAGAAGATGCAAATGGAAATATTATCATGATTGGACAAGGGACAAATACAAATCCATTTAATTACAAAGACAAATCATTGCAGGCCGATCCATTTATTATTCAGTTGTGGAATCAGGAGCAAGGAAACGAATTTGACGATTTTGATGATTTTGATTAGTTGTATTGATTTTTTTTTTAAATTAGCGACAAATTAAATACATATACAAATGGCTTTCTTTCCTCGTCAAGATATACCACAGGTAGAAAAAACTGAAAAGTGGGCATTGTTACATAGAGATTATGCAAAGGAATTATTAGAATTAAAGAAAAATTCTATTGATAAAAAAACTCGACTGTATCAAGCGTATAATGGAGAAACAGTTTCTTCATCAGTTAGATACCTCACCCAAACATACGGTAAAAAAAACAGAACTAAATATGTTGATTACCGATTAGGGAAACCTAAAATTGATATGTTAAACAATGAGTTTTTACAAAGACCATTGTACTCTACAATAAGCACTATTAATATTGATGCAAAAACAGCAAAGCTTGATAACTATGAAATGATGTTAGGTGCTGCTCATGCAAAAAAAGAAATTGAAAAGCTAAAAACAGAAGCTGGTGTTGATCCGTTAAATGGTGCTCCTATCCCTGACTTAGAAGATGAATCGACTTGGAACATAATGAATTTCAAGGAGAAGAACGAACGTTTAATGCAGACACTTACTGATACTGCTATTAAGGAAGATAAGTTAAAATTAAAATTAGCAAAGAATTTTCAAGATATAAAAATTGTTTCTGAGTGCTTTGGAAAGATTGATGTTGATGAAAATGGAGATGAAACATATATTCGTATTGATCCGCGTTATGCTATATACGAAGAAATTGATGAAGATTATTTCTTAGAGAAAACTCCGGTAATTGGTGCAGAGCAAATTGTTCCTGTGCACAATATCCTAATGCGTTATCGATTAAAGAAAGAACAACGTGATGAATTAGATGGTATTCGCAAAAATAATAATCAAGATAACCGTCCTGGATTTTTAAATCATAATGGAAATGTTTGTGCTTCGGTAATTCACATTGAGTGGAAAACAAACACACCAATGTATTTTAAAATTTCTCCAAAAACAAAAAAGCAATTAGAATTTGATGATAGTGATGATTCATATAGAATTGAATTGAATACAGATGAATATGAAAAAAATCGCACACGTTATGACAAAGATGTAGAAAGTGGTAAATATAAAATTGAAGTTAAGTGGAGAGCAGATATTTACGAAGCAACATTTATTGGAAATGATATTGTTGTAAACTTTGGTCCTAAAAAATTCCTTACACGTTCAGTTGATAAGCCAGGTGATGTACTTGGTTATTCGTACTGCGGTGCATTGTTTAATACAGTAAATGGATTGAGAATTTCATTGCAAGAAGTAATTGAAAATTTCAATAGTGCATTTAATGTTGTAATGTTCCAAACATTAAAAGAAGTAAACAAAGCAAAAGGTAAAGTTCTCGGTTATAATCGTGCAGCAATGCCGAAAAACAAAACTATTCAACAAGTAATGTATGATGCATTGAATGATTCATTTGTTGATTATGATACAAGTTCTTCTGGTAATTGGAGTGGTAAAGATTTAGATATTACTAATATGTTTAAAGAAATCGATTTAGGTATGTCTGCATCGTTTCCTCAATTAATAATGCTTAAACGCGAGTTGATGGCTACTGTTGATAGATTAACAGGTATCAATGAAAATAGAGAAGGACAAATCAAAGCATCTTCGACAGCATCAAACGCACAGTCATCAATAGAAGCATCTCGTAC